TCACTACTTAACTGACACAGATGCTTGGTTCATTAAAACAGATGTACCTAATGGACTAAAACATTTTGTTAGAGCACCAATCAAAACAGCTATGGAAGGCGATTTTGATTCTGGAAACGTAAGATACAAAGCCAGAGAAAGATACAGCTTCGGCTGGTCTGACTGGAGAGGTATTTTCGGATCACCAGGTGCGTAATAACTAAATAATTTTGTGGCGGGACATAGTTCCGCCACAATTCATAAATAGAAAGAAAAAATGGCAAAATTCACAGTTAAAATATGGGCATATGATCATCATACTTCTTTTGATGTAGAAGCTGAAGATAATGCTGAATCTATTGAAAATTCTATCCTTGACAAAATTGGAGAAAAGAGTATAAAATGGGAATCAACGGGAATGTTTGGTCCCACGAACAGAATAACCTATGAGGAGGTTGTTGATGGTACAAGAGTTGTACAAACAAAAAAGGTCCTTGGAGTTGAAGTGGCAGCTGGAGTATGAGCAAAGTGGTAAATATACTCTGGATATGGTCAAAATTGATAATGCTATTAAAGACACTATCAATGAGATTAAAGCCGAGGAACGTAAGATTGCAGATAGAGAAAATGCAATTAGAAATTCTGCCCCCGAAGTTTCTGTGGCTACTTAAATAAACGCCACATCGCTGAAAATTGCTTTTTAGCCTAGGGATCTCTTGCACTCAATTAAAATCTAATATATAAATATCTCACTATACAATTAATTAATTGGATATCGACGCGTATAGTCGACGGCCTAGAGACGATATCCTATAAACTAGGAGAATAATTATGGCAAGAACAACGTTCGCAGGACCAGTAAGATCCCTAAGAGGATTCTTAGGAAGTGGCCCACAAATGCAACAATCAATATCAGGTACTGTCGATGGTGGTACGGATATTGCAGGTATTGATAAATATCAAGGGAAGGTTTCATTGATTACAAACAACACAACTGTTTTCAATCTACCTTCAATCATAGATACAGCAGCTTCTGCTGTAGCAGGACCTGATGATCCAAACTCTACAAACAGAGTTGGATTGTACTATCAGTTCCTAGTAACAGCAAACCTTTCAGGAAATACTTTCACTTTGAATGCAGGAACTGCAGCAGGTAGAAGTACAGCTGATGTTTTTAGAGGGACTGCCTTCTATAATAACACAGCAACTGACCCAGGAGTGGTAACTGCATTTAATGCAGGTGGCACAGACACGCTTACTTTGGACGGTACTACAAGAGGTGGACTTGAAGGATCATATATTCAATGTAGAGCAGTTGATGGTTTAATATGGCAAATTGATGCTATGTTGGTTGGTAATGGAACATTTGCTCAACCTTGGAGCTAATAAATAAATAATTATTATGGGCCTTCGGGCCCATAGTGAAAATAAATAAGGAGAAAAAATATGGCATTCGGTTCAGATGTAAAACAAACTATCCCTTTAACGGCAGATGGTTTAGCTAGAAAATATACAGGTACTACAACAGCTGTAATTACTAAAGCTAGAATACAAGGTGTTTATGGACAAGCAACAGCAGCTGATGCAGAAATAAAAATTTATGATGAAGCGACTTCAGATAAGACAGCTTCTCAATTAGTATTTCATGCAAAGTTTTCAAATGCAGATAATCACGGACAAAGCTTTGAAGTTCCTGGAGATGGAATTAAATGTGATGCAGGTATGTATGTCGATTTAACTAACTGCGATTTTTGTACGATTATTGGAACGTATACGTAAGGGGTAACCAATGGCGTTTTCGGGTACAACTACATTCGAGAAAAATTTCTCGATAGATGATGTAATTACGGAGTCATTTGAAAGATTAGGTTTTTTTGATTATTCTGGTAATGATTTAAAATCAGCTAGACGATCATTAAATATAATGTTTCAAGAATGGCAAAATAGAGGTGCGCATTTTTGGGAAGTAGCTGAGAATACTTTTACCTTAGTGGCTGATCAAGCAACCTATACAATGTTTAGATCAACCGACGACGGGACTTCAAGTACAACAGCTGTTTATGGTGCATCCGATATATTAGAAGCCAGTTTTAGAACTACTTCAAATGTGGACACTCCACTTTCAAAAATTAATAGATCACAATATTCAGCTTTTTCAAATAAAACAGCTACAGGACAACCTTCACAATATTGGGTACAAAGATTTATAGATAAAGTTACAATGACTTTATATTTAACTCCTGGTTCCACTCAAGCTGGAGATTTTATTCATTATTATTATTTAAAAAGAATTCAAGATGCCGGAGCCTATACTAATGAAGCCGATGTAGTTAATAGATTTGTTCCTGCTATGTGTGCAGGGTTAGCTTATTATTTATCTATGAAAAAAGCTCCAGCGCGAACACAAGAAATGAAATTAATTTATGAGGATGAATTTAATAGAGCATTGCAAGAAGATGGATCTCCTGCAAGTGTTTATATTTCTCCTAAGACTTATTATCCGGAGATATAATGGCAAAATTTGCAAAAGGAAAACACGCATTAGCAATTTCAGATCGAAGTGGATTAGCTTATCCATGGAGACAAATGGTTACAGAATGGAATGGAGCATTTGTTCATTACTCAGAATATGAACCTAAGCAACCACAATTAGAACCCAAACCATTTGTAGCTGATCCTCAAGGATTAGATAAAGCAAGACCAGCTAGAACAGAATTCGGAACACAAGATTTTTTACCAAAGAATCCATTCACAACAGCAGCTGCTTCTAAACAAGTTACAGTTTCAGAACCTTTTAGTAAAAGATCAAATAATGATATTGTAAGATTTACTGCCGTTAAATCTCCAGTGGGTGGAGTTGCAACAAATACTTTACAATTATCAGGAGCAATTTTATCAGGAGATATTACTAGCACTGACACTACAATTCCAATACTAGCACCTGTAGGTACTAATCTGCCTACAAGTGGATATATTGTTATTGAAAAAGTAAATAGCACAACAGGATTTTATGAAAATGAAGTTGTTCAATACACAAATAAAGTAGGAATTAATTTAACAGGATGCACAAGAGGAACTAATGCTCAATTTCGAGGGTACACTCCCAAAAATACCACAGCGAGTTCTCATGCTTCTGGAGCAAAAGTTTATGGTGGTTATTCTATAACCATGGTACAAACAACACATAACCAAGCTGGGCAACCATCAACTGTAACTCAAGAAAATAGTTATACATTTGATTTAGTTTCAAATGCTGCAGCTAGTGCAACTGGAGGAGGATTCCAAGTCTTAGCAGGACCATTGGATTACCAACAAGGATAATATGACATACGCAGAATTAGTAACAAAAATTAGAAATTACACGGAAGTAGATTCAACAGTTTTAACTGATGCGATTGTAAATGGGTTTATAGAAGACGCTGAATGGAGAATATTAAGGGATGTAGATCTAGATGCCAATAGAAGATATGAAACAGCTAGTATGGTGGCTTCAACTAGATTTATTGATGCTCCAGATAATTGTTTAGTTATTAGATCGGCTCAAATTGTTGATTCAGACGGAGTTGGAGCAGCCGATAATAGAGATTTTTTACAGTATAGAGATACGAGTTTTATGTCCGAGTTTAATCCTAAAAATTCGACAGGAGTGCCTAAATATTATAGCTGGTGGGATGCTGATACAATTGTCGTGGCTCCTACTCCTAATGCGACCTATACCATTCAATTAAATTTTACCTTGAAAGACCCAGGATTATCGAGTACAACTACTACAACATACTTAAGTTTGAAGTTTCCCAATGGACTTTTGTATGCATGTCTGATAGAAGCATTTAGTTTTCTAAAAGGCCCGAATGACCTCTTGCAATTATACGAAGGAAAGTATAAACAAGTTGTTGAAGGCTTCGCAATAGAACAAATGGGAAGACGAAGACGGGACGAATATCAAAGTGGTGTTCCTCGTATAGGTAAATAGGAGAAAAAAAATATGGCTATAACACAAGCGATTGCAAACGCATTCAAGAAACAGCTATTGGAAGGCGATCAAAACTTTGCTTCATCATCTGGAGACAAGTTCAAGATAGCCCTTTATACTTCTTCAGCAACTCTAAACTCAGCGACTACTGCATACGCATCAGCTAACGAAGTTAGTAATAGTGGACAGTACACAGCTGGTGGTGGAGCGTTAACCAATAACGGAACATCTATTTCTGCAGGTGTGGCGAGAGCTGATTTTGCAGACCGTTCTTTTACTGGTGTAACTCTAACTGCTAGAGGAGCTTTAATTTATAACACTTCATCTACTGTCACAAATGCAGCAGTGTGTGTTTTAGATTTTGGAGCAGATAAAACAGCTACTTCTGGTACGTTTACAATTCAATTTCCAGCGCCGACAAGTACAGCAGCTATCCTAAGAATCTCAGGATAATAGGGAGGTAACTTCCTATGAGTCAACCGACTTGGGGTTCAGGTGTTTGGGGACAAAATCAATGGGGCGATCAAGCCGACGTAGCAATTGTAGCTACAGGTTTTGCATTAACCAATACACTCGGGAACGAAACAACAGCCGGAGAAATTAACAACGGGTGGGGTAGACTTACCTGGGGCGAAAACGCTTGGGGCGAGTATGGCGATGCCATTATAAGTGGTATAGCGATGACTGCTAATTTAGGCAGTGTCACAGCTCAAGCTGATGCGAACGCAACCAATTCTACAAATAATAATCAACAACTAGGTCTAGCAACCGGCACTGCAATAGCAACTGGAACTACAACTGCTTATCTTACTGGAATAGCAATGACTAATTCATTGGGAACTGCTGATGCAGGTCCTGATGCGATGGCTACTGGTAATCAGGCTACAATGGGACTTGGTTCCGTTTCGGCTTACAACGCAACTGGTTGGGGTAGACAACATTGGGGAGATAATGCCTGGGGTGTAGAAGGAACATGGGCAACTGGATTAGTTTCTGGAATTGCAATGACTGCAACTTTAGGAACTTCTTCGGAATTATCTGGCGATGCCACAATAACAGCAAATACTTTAAATGTAGCTCAAGTTACTTTAGGTGCAGTAGATGTAGCTCCTGATGCAATGATTATTGGCGAAGCAGCCGTAATGAATTTAGGTACATTAGGAATGCAAGGAGATGTCGCTGTAAGTCTTACTGGAATAGCAATGACTGCTGCACAAGGAACAGCAGTTTTAGATGCAAATACTATAGCGAATATTGATTCTGGTGCTTTACCAATGACATTGGGTTATGGTGCATCAGGTACTTCAATTAAGATTCATAGCACTGTAATTCCTACGGGAATTGAGTTGACAACAAGCCTTGGAGCTGGTAGTGCTCTAATATGGAACAAAGTTGATACAGGTTCAGCACCTATTGACCCACCAGGTTGGGTTCCCGTTGCTGCTTAGAGTAGTTGACACTATCTCTTATTTTTAATAAAATGATGATATAAGGAATTAAAAAATGGCGAATTCAACATCAGCAAGTTTAAAACTTACGGTCCAAACTACTGGGGAAAACTCCGGAACATGGGGACAAATAACTAATACAAATTTATTAATCTTAGAACAAGCAATTGGTGGTTATGGAGCATTTGGAGTTACTAATGCGAGTAGATCATTAACATTCACTAATGGAGCTGTTTCTAATGGTAAAGATCAAGTCATTAAACTTTCAGGAACATTATCAGCTAATGTTAATGTTACAATGCCTGATTCAGTGGAGAAAACTTATTTAGTACAAGACGCATGTGATCATGCAGGATATACTCTTACTTTTAAAACTACATCCGGTACCGGAATAGCATTATGTGAAGGACATACTTATGTTTTATGGTCGGATGGAACAAATGTTTATAAAGGACAAGAATTAAAAAAATGGAGAGCTGTTTCAGCAGCTGAAACAGTTCAAGCTGGAGCACAACTTGCTGTTAATACAAATGGTGGAGG